GCAAAGTCGTACGCTAAAAAACGCAGACACGTCGAAGTGAAGGGAACGAAGTTTTTAATTCTTTGCGATTTGCACTTTCCTTACCAAGATAACGAAGCTATTGAGTGCGCTATAAATGAAGGCATAAAACAAGGGTGTGATTCAATCATTTTGAACGGCGACGCGTTAGACTGTCACATGATTTCAGACTTCGTCAAAGATCCTCGCAAGCGTAAATTCAAAGACGAACTTTATTCTATTCGTCAATTCTTAGCGTCGCTTCGTCACACGTTCCCGAACGCAAATATCTATTACAAAGAAGGCAACCACGAAGAACGCTACTGGCGTTACATGAGAATCAAAGCACCTGAGTTATTCGACATCGACGCGTTCGACTTTCCTTCGTTGACGCATTGCGACAAGCACGACGTGAAATGGATTGACGGTAAGAGTAAACTGAATATCGGTAAACTTTCAATCTTTCACGGACACGAATTTGGTAAACAATTCCTTCCGTCTGTCAACGTAGCGCGTGGGTTGTTTATGAAGACAAAAGTAAGTGCGTTATGCGGACATCATCACCAAACCGCAGAACACAACGAGCGCGATGCTAACGGTAAGTTTATCACTTGTTGGGGTGTTGGTTGCTTATCTGAGTTAAGTCCTGACTACAACCCTTATTCGAAGTATAATCACGGCTTTGCAATAGTTGAGAAAGGTATCAATGGAAGTTACAGCGTAAAGAACCACCGCATACACGAAGGCAAAATCTTATGAACAGAAATATACTCGCAGCAATACTGTTGTTTTTCGGAACGTCTTTGCTTTGGTTGGTGTTATGTTGGAATTGGTGGGGAAAGAAAGATGCAAATAATACAATAACTGAAGTTCAGAAACAAGATAGCATAATAAACTACAACGCTGGGGAATACCAGATGCTTCTCGAAGAACAGTTGGAACTAAAAGAGCAAATCGCATACTATGAAAACTTGCAATCTTCAGCCAAAACCACCTATCAAAGAACTCGTTCTGCTATTGTTATTCGAGATACTATTACTCGCGTGGATGTCATCCATTTGGTGAACTCCTGTGATAGCGTTATTGCTTCCGATTCGCTCGTTATTGACAACCTCAAAGAACAATTGAACATCGAAGCAAGAAAGATTGACAACTTGCAAGAAACCGTTGTTGCTTATGAACAGAAGGAACAGTTGTTGACCGAAGAAATAAACAGTCTAACTGCTGAAAAGAAAAAGTTAGACAAACAAAAAAAGCGCAGAAACCACGCTTTGATTGTAACATCGTCCGTCGCTATTTTGTCGACGTTTGTTCTTGCAATTTTACTTTAGATTCAGGAATGTAGAACTTCATTGAGAACTGGATTGCTTCGCTTAAAAATATGTTGCGACTGTTCTCACCTCGTTTCTCGTCAATCTCATTCCACAGGTCTTTGTGAAGGTACACGCATATTCCTTTCTTAGTTTTGCTCTGCGCCATCTTCTTTGTTTTTAGTCATCATTGTTCCAATCATTAAAGCTAAGTATATTTTTTCTTTCGCGTTTAAGTCTTTCCGTTGTGAAAGTTCCAGAAGAATATCTCCAAGAATCTTTCCCTGTTGGAAGTAGGTTGCTATTGAATTAACGATTTCTCGCTCACGATCGTATGTCATTTTGAGCGTTTCGTAAAGGGGTGTGTTTTTCATTCTTGTTTGTTTTCTATTTGTTGTTTTACTTTATAAGCCCATTCAATTACTTCTTTATGTTCTGTCATATGTTCAATTAACGCATCTAATTCAATTTGACACGCGTGTTTTATTACTTTTACAGGAGTGTTTGGATTACGGGCGCTGCTTCTTTCGAAAATTTCATCAGCATATTGCTGTATAAATTGCTCCATTGTTAAACCTTTACAGGCTTCTTCTATTTCATCGTACCCAAAGGCTTCTGTTATTTTCATTATGCTAAATTATTAAATTGTTTTTATCCGACAACATATTGTCCATAACTTGGATTAAGTTCGAAATACATTCTCATCATTATAGCGTCAGCAACGTCTGGCGAAATACCTTCGCGGTTCTTGATTACGTCCTTCGGTGTTACCATAAGTTTACCGTCAACGTCTGCACGGTGTCGTTTAATCATTTCGAGCTCACGAACGATTTGTTCTTTGCGCGTACTGGATAAGATAGTCAACTTGTTTTCTTCGACGTATTGCGCCAACTTATAGTAACATTCGCTTTTGAGATTTTGATATTGTGCGTGCTTTGGTTTTGATCCGTTGACGAACCCTCGACATTTTAAGAAGTCAACGACACCACCACCAACTCCGTCTTCGTCACATACTACGTCTTGCAATAAAATTGAGTGTTGTTGACAGGTTAAACGAACTTTGTTCACCACTTCGTCCAACGCTGCACGATTGAGTTCAATTATATCAATGATAGTTAGACCTTCCCACACGCAGATAATCGTTCTATCCTTCCCGAAACGCGCTATATCGGCTGTGATATACTTCTTTCCTTCATTGATTACTTCGTTGCGGAACATTCGGAGTAGGTTCTCCGTTTGAAATAGTTTGTCGCTGTCGTCGTCAAACTCCCAGTTCCCTTCAAGCAGACGTTTTCGGTCGTATTCAGGAAGTCTTCGTAACGATTCGATGTAAGCAACAGGTAAGAACGGATTGTCCTGCGGTAACGCTTGCACGAATGCGCGGTGTGAAGGCAGTTCGTTGCGGTTGTTCTTCATGTAGAACTCGTTATACAACCACCCCTTCGCAGGATTGCAAGACAAGAAACCTTTCGGAATTAACCCGAACTCGTTTAGTTTATAACGGCATCTGGAGTGAACAATGCTGACCGCCTTTGCGGTTACTTCGGAACACTCGTCAATAAAGTAGTCTGTAATTTCTAACGATCCAAGTGAATTGAAATTTACGTCCGAAGGGTAGGCAAATAAGTCTTTCAAAACTATTTCGCTTCCGTTAAAAAACTTAATCACGTTGGATTGTCCGTTGAAGGTGTAGTGTTTGTTTGCTATCAATCCAAACTCCTCAGCAGTTTCAAAGAACGTGTTTAAGGTCGTCTTTTTCAACGTATCTAATTTGCTACGTCCGATAAGAGAACGTGTCCCTGCGTACTTCAAACGACGTTGTATCTGCCACATACAACCGAACTTCGTCTTGCCACCCCCCGCTGCGCCACCGTATAACAATTGTTCAACGATGCTATCCGTGTTGAGATAGTTCAACGCTTCAACTTGACGCGGCAGGTAGTTTGGTTTATAAGGTTGCATTACCAAAATTTAATAATGAAATGAATAATAACAAACCAAAACAAAATTCCTGCAACTGGATAAAATAATCCAAGAATCCATTCCCAACTTTTGTATTCATTTTTCATTGCTTCGACAAGTATAATTTGTACAACTCACGCATACCTTCAAAGCGAATTGATTCCTTCAACAACATTCTTTTGCGGTCGCTCATGCGCTCAACCATTGATTGAACAAGTTGTTGTTCGAAGTAAATGTTCTTCTTTGCGTTTGCTTTGCACAACCTGTATTCTTCTTCCGTAAAAGTGTCAGCTGTTATCTGTTTGCTTTCTTCGAGCCACCGCATAAGCGACACCGCACGAATCTCAATGACCGTGTACTTTCCTTTTTTATAGTTGTGCAAGTCTTCTGCAAACATTCTTCTCCAGCTGTCGTCATTAATAGCCATTTCCTTTTCTTTTAATTGTTTAGATTCTTGTTCTTTTGATTCTGCAATCTCTCTCTGAATTTGCAGGTTTGCTTTGTCGCGGTGTGGTTTGTAGTGCGTCAACACGTCACCAATGAAAGACACGCTTAACGCTCCGAAGTGTTCGCATTTCTTTGACAGTTCATTCGCTGCATTTAGTTCGAATGCTAAATTGAAGTGTTCAAACGTAACCCAACGAAAGTGCTTACCTATAAACTCATGCAACATTTGCAACAGTTGTGCCTCTGGAAGCGCGATGCCATACATAGCGCACACCTTTGAGCATAACTTAACGAACGCGGGGAGTTCGTAGTCGGCAACGAATGCGCTTTCGCGCTCTGCACGATCAACCCTTTGTGTAATTGTGAGCGTCGTTGTAGATGCGCTGCGCAGCGTCTGAATCGAATTTTCCATTTTTGATTTTAGTGTTTTGGTTTGTAGTTACAAAGGTAGACAAGTCCCACTTGCGAACCGCCGCCTTCCAGTCTTTCATTGCGTTGCGTCCGACCTTCCAACCGTTAGCTTCGTAGTGTGCATGAAATTTCTCGGTAAATGCAAGCGCGTCTTTGTCGCTTAGTTTCTCGCAGGCGTAGTCGTATATTTCAACAACCGTTGGTTTCTTAAATGGCAACTTCTTTTCTTTTGCTATTAGCGTTGGTGCGGTTGGAACGGACAAGCGAGTAAGTATGTCGTTTATCTTTTGTTCCTGTTCCTTCATTTGCGATTCGAGTATCTCGATTCTCTTTTTGAGTTGTAGTATTAACATCATGTTTTTGTTTTTTAGTTAGTCCCACCCTTCTCCTTTCGCGTCGTCGTCTGCGTCGTCCCATTCTTGACAATCGAAACATACTTTAATTTCTCCGTCGTCGTCGACGTGTTCGTATGCGGTGTCCCAATCTGCAAGTTGTTGGTCGCGCAACACTTCGTCAACGCGTTCTCCGAGTTCTTTGCTTTCGCAGTTCGGACAAAAGATAAGTTCTGATTTCATTTTTTTAGTTGTTTTTTAAGTTTGATTTCTTTTTGATGTTCTAAATGCTCGACAAATTTAGTATAAAATTTCATAGGTTTAGCATAACCCATATCATTCAAGATGTAACAGATTCTTTCGACGTTGGCTGCGTAGTTCTTGTCGCATTCGATTTGCCAACTAACTTGCTTCACTCCGTGCATTACTGTCGCGTGATCCTTGCCGTAATGCTTCCCAATTGATTCGTAGCTTTGAAGGTAGCAAGGACGGATAAGAAAGAATATAACTTGTCGTGCCGTTACAATGTCGCGTCGTCTTGTTGGTGTGTACAATTGCTGCGAAGGTATTCCAAGAACAGAACAAGTAATATCTTCGAGCGCACTCCAAAACATTTCACGTTCGTTCTCCAGTTCCTGTTGAATCTTTATTTGCTGCGTCGTTAATCTTTCGTATCGTGGTGTCAGCATCAACCACAATGTTTCGAAGCGTTCCATGTGCCTGAAAGGAATCATGTCAATCATCTCTTGTCTAATCTGCTCGTTAGTCATTTTCTTCGTTTATTAAAATTGTTGGTGTAAAGGTGCTAAATACTTCTTCGCGAGACAATCCTGTGTGAAGACAAATGTTGTTGAAGTCTTTGATTCTCATTCGCTCTGGATGTGTAACGTAAAGTCGCGCCGTAGGATCGCTTATGCGTAACGCTGTCTTAAAGTTCTTCATTGTCTTGAAGTTAATCTTAACAAGGCGACCGAACGGAGTTGAATATATTTGCTTGTTCATAGTTTTTATTATTAAAGAAAAGATACTTGACCATTATCAGGGTTTACATTCATATACTGACCGCCTTCTTCGTTTCTTAATTTTCTAAATTCAAATTTATTAATATGTTGAGGGTATTTTTCAATAAAGAATCTTGCGTAATAAGATTGGTAAGCATCGTTTATCTTAAAGTTTTTGTCCGAACTTTCTAAAAACTCGTGCCATCTTATCCAGTTGATTATCAATTTTGCGCTTATCTTGTCCCTTCCTTTCTTTATAGCTTTCCACGCTTGGTCTTCAAACGCTTCGAAAATATGAGGGTTTTCTTTATTGAACTTGTTAAACCCTTCTCGAATTGAATATCCGTTTAATTCTTTGTAGTTCATTTGATTGTGTGGTTTTTAAAATTAGAGAGGGTATATTTCAACCCTCTCATATTAATTTAGAACGGCATATCGTCCGTGTCGTCCGTTGACTCAACTAAACCGCTTTGTTCCAACATTGCTTTGGCTTTGTTGATTTGGTCGGCTGCACGATCTAAACGTTGACTAAACTCAGCAGACGAACTCACTTTGTTTTGTAGCCACTCTGGAAGCATGCTGAAACGAAGGTCGAAGTCTTGGCTGTCGTAGTCTAAAAGAAACGCTGCGTTCACCTGTGGAGGGCAAGTCATTCCTTTTGCGAGTGGCGAAGCTCCTTTAAGGTCTGCATAGGTACGCCCTGTGTTCGCTGTGCGGTGCATTACGGACACCATTGCTTCTTTGCCTAACAAAGTACCGATGTCGAATTTAGATGCTTCAGAATCGGACATTGCCTTGCCTAACCACGATTGAACGAAGGCGCGAAGTCCACTCTTTTCGTGCATCGACAATGTAAAGTCGCGTCCAATAGAGAACGGTTGTTCACCTTTGCCGAAGTCAGCAGTTTCAAGGGGTAGTTCGAACACCAGTCGAACTTTGTTAACGAGTTTTTCTTCACCTTGATAGGTGTCCACTATCGTTCCGATGTGAATGATTTGGTAGCAGCGTGCTACGTGTGTTCCAGCAGGTACTGTTTGACCTGCGCTGTTGTTGTTTTGTTGGGCAATGATGCTCATGTTGTTGTTGTTTATTTGTTGTTGATTTATATAAGATTCAAATTTGTTTGCGAGTTTCGCTTCTTCATTTTGCCAGAACCATTCGTTCTCAGACATTTGTTCTTCCTCGCTTATTCGTTTATGATAACCCATTATACTTTTTCGTCAAACATTTCTGTGTCAAAGTGAAATGATATTCCGTCCTTTTCAAGTCTTACAAACTCAAGGTCGAAGTTTGGCTCATCTTTTCTCCAGAAGCGACCACGCAAATGAATGGTGTACATATTGTCTTGATCGTCAATAAATACAAGGTGTTGTTTTTCATCAACGTCAAACCATCCTGTTTCTTCTTCGTGGTAGTTTAAAGCAATTGATTTGATTCTTTCGTTGAGCGTGTTCATATCGTCTTTGGTAAAGCAATAAGAAACGCGTGGGCAATAAAATGATTTCATAGTTATTTGATTTTAGTTGTTGCAAATATATTCAATTAACCCATCGTTCCAACGCGCTTCCGAAAGTTTATGACATTTCTCGATGTTGGCTGCGACCTCGTTGTGCGTTAGGTTGTACGCGTTCGCTGAGGAATAAACGCAAACAAAGTTAGATTTCTTCGTTTGGTTCTGGTAGTTCTTTCCAATGTGAAGAATTAAGTTTGTCGAGTAGTGGTTCAAGTTCGTTAATTCGACTTTGACAAAACGTATCCCAAGCCAGTGTTCCATTTCTCTTATCGCCCCAATAATTTTGGGTTTGCATGATTGAATCAAGAAGGAGTTTGACGTCGCTTTCAAATAAGAAAGGTGTTGTGTAATAGTGTTTTTCATTGTTCATTTGATTTGTAAGTTTTAGATTTCTTTTGTTTCTAAGATTGTTTCTTTTGGTGTGAAGCACACCGCTTTGTCAAATTCTTCTTTGGCTTCTTCGTAAGTTCTAAAAATACGTTGATAAGTACCATCAACTTTTATCCAATACTTTGTTCCGTTGTAGGCTTGTTCTTCAATTAATTCTACTTTCATTTGTTTGTTGTGTTTGGGGTTTGTTCTAAGATTCTTGTTTGTTCGTCAATCGTTCCTGCGATTAACATCGCTGCGAATAGTATCGCAATGTAGAGTAGTTGTTTTTTCATGTTGTTTTGTTTTTATTTATTTGGTTTGATTTTTCAACAACTCGATTCATGCATTTTTTACAACACATATCTGGAACTTCTTCAACCCAAGATTTGAATGATTCAAATTCGTGTACATTAATACCAGATGTTCTGCGATTGCAAAAAGTTCTTGAACCATTAAATAAATGTTGCTTTTTTGCTGATTGTCCGTAGTTGATGTTCATTTTGTTTATCTTTGTTTG